GCCTTTTTCTGTTCGGGGGAACGGTTGAATATTTCCAGTGCTTTATTAAAGCAGTGCATTTCACTGTCTGATTTTGAAACGTGGAGTCAAATACGAAAAGAGTATTTGCCCGCGGAGTATCATACGTTGTATGATCACATTCAAAAAGAGTACGAAACTCAACTAGAGTTCCCCACATTCGAAGCTCTTGAATACGGTATACGCCATGCTCCTACTAAAGAAAAAGTAGCAGCAATACAAAGCCTGGAGGTAGATTTAAAACCAGAGCTACTTTTAGAGTATCTGAAAAATGAATATACACAAAAAGAGCTTTTTGATTCAATCGACAACTATCTTGAAGAAACTATTTTATTTTCGAGTGCTCAAGAGTCTATAGACGGACTTCAACAGATAGTTCTAGATGTTACCGATAAGGTAGATCTAGAACAGCCTCAAGACAGCATGCAAAAGATCAGTTTAGTTCCTCCGCCTGAGGAGCTAAAAAGACAGCTTGGCTTGGGTCTCAACTCAGACTATGATAGTTCTTTTACTTTTAGTCCAAAAGATCTAATACTTATTGGAGGAAAGAGAGGGGATGGCAAGTCGATTGCATGTGCAAACATAGCAGACAACATTTATCAGTCTGGACGTTCTGCAATCTACTTTACTATTGAAATGGATAAGTTAGCAATACTACAAAGATGTTGTGCTATTGCTACCGGTATTCCGGTTCAACGACTACAAAAGCTATCGCTTGGAAATGTAGAGTGGGAAAAAGTTGCAAAGTGGCAGGCAGATAGATTTGATGGTGGAGAAGAAAGATACGTTGAGTATCTTGAGCATAGAAATTATGAGCAGTTTCATAAAAAACTGACTGATAATCATGAGCTTCTTGTCGACAAACAACTACACATTCACTATGATGCAGGTCTAACACTATCAAAGATTAGAGCAGAGCTAGATAAAGTTTTGCCAAATATTAATACTGGTGTAATTATTGTAGACTATATAAACCAGGTTAGAAGATCACACTATCCTAATAGAAATGGGCAGTATGATTGGACAGAGCAAATTGAGGTAAGTAAGGCTTTAAAAACAATGGCTCAAGAGTATGGATGCACGGTGGTGTCCCCATACCAGATAGATGCAACCGGCGAAGCTCGTTTCGCTAAAGGCATACTTGATGCTGCTGATGCCGCTTACACAATAGATAATCATAAGAAGCAGGGCGAATGTATTTCGTTTAACTGTACGAAAATGAGATCGGCTTCCCAAGAGGGCTTCACCTCTACGATGGACTGGGACAGTCTTAAGATTGGACCCGGTTCTGCTTTAACCCCCGAAGAAGCAGAGCAGGAACCAGAAGAAGACACCACGCTTTCATCGAAGATCATCTAAAAATATTTCTTGACACTCCCGTTGATTTGTAGTATAATATATACTCAATTCACGGGAGTTTTTTATTTATGGGGATGTTCTATGGATCGCTACGCCACGATGTCACAGGAAGAAAGAAGCGTAATTATGCGCGAAAAACTAAGGCTATCACGAGAGGGAGTGTTCATGTCTCTCAACGAGCTAATTACCGCAGGAGTATCCCTGAGTACCCCTCACATACCGACACAGCTGGAATTGCCGCTCGGGTGGAGCCTCAGCAGTACACAGGAACCCTTGTTAAAGGGATAGGGACTATGCACAAGTCCAATGCAGTTCCAATCATCAATGAACAAGAAATGAAAGATATTGCAAGGATGAGAAGATGAGTAGTTTTTGGGCAGAGCATTGGCCGGAAATAGATAGATGGAGATATGAGGAAGGCTTAACCTATGACCAAATACAAGATAGATGTGACGAGCTGTTTGGAAGGCACCCTTCAAAAGGAACTTTATCCCCTCATTTTAGTCAAGAGTCATTTGAAAATAATAAGAAAAGAACGCAACAATTCAGAACTTCTTTAAGAGGTATAATATCTCACCGTATAAACGCTTTTCAAGATAAAAAACTTGAACGGCGAGAGTCTGATAAAACACAGCTAACCTCTTTACGAAAGATAATAGCTAAAAAACTTACCAGTTTCAAGAAGAAAGGCGGAGACAACGTGAAAAGAGGAAAATTTACTATTCAAGAAGCAATGGATTTTTTAGTAAGCGAACAAGAGTTGGATGAAGAAAAGTGGACAGCTATATCTCCACTAACAGGGAGAACTTTGAACCTAAGAGAAGAGTTTCATTTAGATCACTGGGATCCAACTGCTGGAAACGGGCTGGAGAATTTGGCAATTTTATCAAGACAAGAAAATTTGCTCAAGTCAGACTTTACAATTCCTGAGTTAGTAGATCTGATAAAAGATGTTATAAAAATACACGGTGATGCTTGAATATGTGCTATGGCACTTATTCGGCTGGGAGAAATCCGATATGCACGACGCACTTATAAACCACAATACTCCAGAGATATGCCCCAACTGTGGCGAGTATCTAGTCGGAGATGGGTATAGTAATGGAGATCCTGTACGATGCCCTAATGCTTTAGAAGAGGACTGGTGGTACTCTGAGCCTGATAGTGGGCCTTGGCTTTGTAGTATTGATGAAGATGATTATGATGAGCCTACAGAAATAGAAGAGTGGGCATCTTTTGATCCGGACTGTTAATGAACGTAGAAGAATTATTACAATCTAAAAGTATATATTATAAAGATAACAATGCAGACTTTGTTGTGCGTTGTTTAAATCCAGAACACGAAGATCGCAACCCTAGTATGCGAATAGATAAAGTTACTGGTATATTTAATTGTTTCTCTTGTGGATACAAGGGAAATATATTCAGTTTATTTGGTAAAAAACCAAACAAACTAGAGCAAAAAAGATTGATGTTAAAAAATAAAATAACACAAAAAAGATCAGATAGTATTGGTCTTGAAATGCCAAATAATTTTACACCTTATGTCGGTACTTGGAGAGGAATAAGAAGTATTACCTACAGAGAATTTCAAGCATTTAAGCACACAGACAAAGAATTTATAAGCAGAATTTGTTTTCCAATTACAGATCATACAGGTAGAATAGTAGCCTTTCAAGGTAGATCAGAGGGGCTAGAACCTAAACCCAAGTATTTAACAAGCCCCAGAGGAGCCAAACTACCCTTGTTTCCGTCTGTAAAACCTATTCAATCTAGTGTCATACTAGTGGAAGGTATATTTGATGTTTTAAATTTACATGACAAGGGACTTACAAATGCAGTGTGCTGCTTTGGGGTAAAGAACGTAACCTTAGAGAAACTTAGTATACTATCTATGAAAGGTGTAGATCAAGTATATATTTACTTTGACAGCGATGAAGCAGGACAAAAAAGTGCTCAAGAAATAAAAAGCCTTTGTGAAGAAGCAGAAATAGAAGCAAATGTACTGAGGTATTTTCCTGACCAGTACACAGATCCAGGTAGCTTACCGAAAGAACACGTTGATTATATAAAGGAACAATTGTATGGCTAGAACAGCAATAGTAGATAAACAACCTTCGAACTTTAACTACTCAAATCATTTTACGTTTGAGTTCGATTTGTATCATCTATGTTCTGATAAAGATGCAAAAAGAATTTTAAGAAGCAATTCCGATATTAATATTGATATAGATTCTTATGACAATATTATACTTGTTGGCTCAGAAGCAACAAAACATTTTACAAAAGTAACTGTAAGCGCACATTCAGGTAAGAGGACAGACGGTAAGTTTATTCCGATAATTAATCCTGCAATGTTAAAAATGAAACCAGAAGTAAAACCAACCTGGGATGATAGTGTTCATAATATTCATTCCTACGTTGACGGCACGTTAGAGGAAAAATCTATTGATGATACTATTGCCTTTGGTATACAGGATACAGAAGAAGCTAATGAGTTTATCAAACAAGCTATCAAATACCCCGATACCCATATCGCATTGGACTCAGAAACTACTGCACTCTGGCCTAGGAATGGCCATATGTTGGGTATTAGCCTTTGTTATGACGGGGCTACTGGGGCTTATATTGACGTGGAATGCTTTGATGAAAATACTGAACAACTTTTACAACAGTTATTTGATACAAAAACAGTAATCTTTCATAATGCTAAATTTGATATGGCTTTCTTTGAGTATCATTTTCATTTTAAGTTTCCTAAGTTTGAGGATACAATGTTAATGCACTACTGTCTTGAGGAGAATCCCGGGACACACGGCTTAAAAGAATTAGCTATAAAGCATACTTCATATGGTGATTATGAAAAACCCATGTATGAGTGGATAGATAAGTACAAAAGGGAACATGGAATATTAAAGGATCAGTTTAGTTGGGATCTTATTCCTTTCGATATAATGAAAACATACGCAGCTATGGATGCTGTAGTTACATTTTTATTGTACAAGAAACTTCTTGTCATAAAAGACAATAAAGACATGAAGAAAGTATATGAAAATATCTTGATCCCAGGTACAAGATTTTTAATTGATGTACAAGATAATGGAGTGCCTTTCGATAGACAAAGGCTCTACGTTTCTTCAGACGCAATGCAAAAAGATATTGATAATGCAATAGCCAAGCTGTACGAAAATAATCAAATAAGATTATGGGAGAAGTATAATGGCAAATCTTTTAATCCTAATTCTACTGTTCAGCTTCGTAGTCTTTTATTTGACCACCTTGGTCTCGCACCGACTGGAAAGAAAACTGGAACGGGCGCACATTCTACTGATGCAGAAGTGCTCAAGGAACTTGCAACTGAGAGTGAAGTACCAGAACTCATCTTGGATATACGACAAAAATCTAAAATCAAAAATACTTATCTTGATAAGATCATACCTCAACTGGATAGAGATTCTCACCTTCGTACAGGCTTTAATCTTCATGGTACTACTTCTGGACGTCTTTCTTCTAGCGGTAAACTTAATATGCAGCAGTTGCCTAGAGATAATCCTACTGTAAAAGGATGTATCATGGCTCCTGAAGGAAGTAAAATAGTTGCAATGGACTTAACTACGGCAGAGGTATACGTTGCTGCAGTTCTTGCAAAAGATAAAGCTCTTATGGATGTATTTAAGAGTGGAGGAAACTTTCATAGTACAATTGCTCACAAAGTATTTAGATTACCTTGTGAAGTAGAAGAAGTAGTAGAGTATTATCCCGAGCGTAGACAGGCTGCAAAAGCCGTTACATTTGGAATTATGTATGGTGCAGGGCCAAAAAAGATCAGCGAGCAGATAACAAAAGATAGTGGTAAAGAGTTTAGTCAAGATGAAGCTAAAGAAGTTATTAACGAATACTTTGGCACATTCTATAAATTAAAAAGCTGGCTAGATACTAATGCAGGAGAAATAGTAAAGAAGGAAAAAATATACAGCTACTTCGGTAGAAGGAGAAGATTACCTAATGTTAAAAGTGAAAACCAAGGTATCAGATATCATAGCGTTAGGTCTGGTCTTAACTTTTTGGTTCAGTCTGCTGCTAGTGATATTAACCTTATTGGGGCTATAGAAATGGGCGAGTTTATAAAGAGTCAAAAAATGAAGTCAAAAATATTTGCACTCGTACATGACTCTATACTTGCTGAAGTACCTGATGATGAAGTTGATTTTTACTGTGAAATTCTTAGAAAAACAATACAAAAAGATAGAGGACTAAGTATTCCTGGCGCACCCATTGGTTGTGACTTCGAAATAGGACAAGACTATTCTATGGGTAAGTGGGAAAAATTATACGATGGCCATAACGTATAAAGATATACGATTAGTAAGATTTCCTGTTTATGCACTAGTCTCTAATAACTGGTATGGACAAGACGGCCTATTGTTTTTAGATAATAAAATACTTGATGATAGGAATATGAACGGAAAAAACTTAGGGTTGAGAAGGCTACAAACTCCTCATAAAAATTTATTTCCTATAAAACATAAGGTAAGTGATCTAGTAGGTATAGTAAAGTCGGACCAAAAATATTTTATAGATAGTAACGGAGCTCCTTTTGAGTACCTTAAAACAGAGGTAATGCCCCTACGATACTATAAAATAGAAAAAATAGAAAGAAGAGAAAAAGTTTCAAGACTAAGGTTAAAAACTGTTAAAAAGCCTTTTATTATACCTAGGCCTCCTGCCCCTGAGATAGAGTATGCAGGAGTTTTACACTTTAATGAAATACCTTGGATGCTGTATGATTATTCAGAAACTAAACTTAAGGATACAAGAAGGAAAGTATGAAACTCAGTCAAAGATTAGACATACTAGTATTAGTACTAATAATACTCTATGTTCTTACGGGATGCACTACAACAGATCCTGCTAATTTAGGAGCATGCATGAAGTGGAGAGATGTTCAAGTAGACGATAGAAAATGTACTCTTCCAGTTGTAGGAGGAGAAAAAATATGTGTACACTACCCCTATATAACTTCAGTTTGTGTTGCCCGTGAAAGCAGTACTTAGTAATCGTATTTACATGGAGGCAAACTTGGAGCTTAGAGAGAAGCTGTCCAAGGAATTGACGTATAAAATTGCACCCCAGAATCCTAATGATCCTCCGATCATTATTAAGAATCTGCAGCGGGTGCGCGACAATCTGGTAGCAATACCAAGTGGTCGGGAGGACCTAATACCAAATGGCTATGAAATGGTGGACAAGAGGGTTATGGTGCCTGTTGATTTTCCTGAGTTTAAGTTTGTACTCCGAGAAAGTCAACAAGCAGTCTACGACGAACTCGACAATAGCAGTATCATCAATGCGTGGGTAAGCTGGGGAAAAACATTCACAGGCCTTGCAATCGCAGGAAAGCTAGGACAGAAAACATTAGTAATTACACACACAGTTCCACTACGAAATCAGTGGGCAAAGGAGGTACAGAAAGTATATGGAATCACCCCAGGCATTATTGGTAGTGGTAAGTTCGTTACCGATTCTTGTATTGTGGTTGGTAATACCCAAACACTCTACAGAAACATCGATCGAATTCGAAAAATGTTTGGAACAATTATCTTGGACGAAATGCATCACGTATCTTCGCCAAC